GTCAACACTGCTGAGTGCTCTACCAGCGTAGAGTTCCTGAAACGACAACCAGGATATCTCGGTACTTTTAACATCAAGAGAACCGATGCACCAGATCTTCCTTTGTGGCGATGTCCCGTTACACCAGTCGCTGTAGAGAACATGACTTTTGATGGTTGTGCTCTTGTCAGCTATTTATCAGAACTCTGGTACGGAGATATGGAATATGAATTCTATATCAGCAAATCTTTTCTCCACACTTTCACTCTCAAATTTGTGTGGCAGCTGTCTGGATCTCAACCCACCTTGACTCAGGGCTCCGTTTCCATTAATGAGTCCGTAACCTTCACTGGATCTCGCGCCTACAAGTCTATTAAAGTCCCTTGGCAACAGTTGGACTATTATGGACGCACACGTGCTACTGCAAAGAACGGCAGAAGCGCTCAGGGAAGAATTAACGGCTTTCTCCACGTCATTCTTGAGACGCCACTTATGCTCCCAACAACTGGAGCTACCTCCATCGATATTTCAGTGTGGAGGAGAGGAGGCACAGACCTGAAATTTTTCTCACCATTTTGTGCCCTTGATGGGTTTGTGACAGTGGCCCAAGGGGTCGGCGATCAGGAGACAGTTGAGAATGTTGGCATCACACCACCGTCAACATTAGGTTCAGCACTTATTGGATCTGATCGTCCTGCTCCCTTCATACCATTCATAGATCTGAAGACGTACCTTTGTCGTATGTTCAAGTCCCGGATTCAACCATCGAAGGAAGTCAAAGTCAACCTCGAGTATTGGCCAGAACCCATTCCAGCTTCTCCCTTTTCTATGCTGTTTGAGACCTCAGGCTACGCACGTGGTGGATGTATGCCAGTCGCTCTGGCTAAGATGTTCTTGTACTGGATTGGCGGTATGCACTTCACAGCTTTCACAGATGTGGATGTACCACAATACGTTATTGGAGGACATCAGGCTGCCAGGTTTCAAGTCAACAACGACTGGTATCGTACATTCGAGCGCCAGAATCAATACTACGAACAGGGCGGCATCAATCCTTATACTAGCCTTCCAACCAACAACTACGTGGTATTCCAGACCCCCGCAACTTGTCCCCGGCGAGCCTTTTATACCATCCACGCCAAACCACCTCAAAATGCTGGAGATACCGCCAGCGAATTGTGGTCAGAGTTTTCTCATTACCACTACTTGCATTGTCCTTCATACCAGCGGACGGACCTCTCCCTACCAAAGTGGATAGAGTTCAGATGCAATTTATCCAACGATTTTGAGGTTGGTGGATACAGAGGAATCCACTATAACAATGTTGAAAGGTGCGCTAGAGTGTATGCTGCCACGCAGACCACTACTACTCTTCCCCGCTACGACCCTTGGCCCATCCCGGCACTAAATGATCTGAATCTCGAAGACGAGAGCTTCGCACACGAGGATGCGGACGTTCAAATGTATCGTCTCCCTCGAGCTGACATGCGTTCACGTATGAACCGTGTTCACGACACCCAGCTCCATGAAATTCAAGTCATCGAAAGAGTTCAACGTTACTCTCGTGTCGCCTGTAGTCCAACCACCTTGGCCTTCAATTTAGTGGGCTTAGCTTTAACATCTTATAACCCACTTGGTGAAGAAGGAGAAGGAGTTAACGAGGAAGTTGATGCTATGTCAGAGAACGATGCGGATCTCCTTATTTCGGTTTGCGAGTCCGTCTCTGACGAGCGTACGTTCGACAGTCTAAAATTCTGGTTTAAGCGTCTTTATCGAACACACCAAGACGCGTTGAATATTGCTGCTATTCTTCAGCAACCAGAATATGAGAATGATAATATTGCCATTTTATCTCACATCATGAACAACCAAGATTGGAATCGCATGAGGTGTTTCCCTTGGGGCTTCCATTTGATGGACCACCCAACGGCTAATCATCCAGTGATGATTATACATCCCACCAAACTCCTCCGTGATGAATCTCTTGCAGGAAATTTGTGCCACTTCCAACTCGTGGCTGTGAAATATTTCCGTTCACCAAAATGGTATGAACCTTTTCTCATGTGGACCACCAACAAGGACGCGCCTTTTACTCATTCTGTCCTGAAACCTTGGAGGTTTGATGCCTCCCCCTATTTGACGGTGTACCGAACACATAATTGGGTACCATCTCACACGACCGATATTTCGCTTCCGTTCTATATCATATTTAATATGCAGTGGGACGTTGAGGAGATGTTCAATGAGGTCAAATTCAAGTATGAGTTTCAATCTCATGTATACCGTGAAATTAAGCAAGACGTCGATCTTACAGTTGCCACCATGGCTCAAGGCGTACGACGACCCCTTGTCTCTTTCCTCTTTGACCAACTACCACTTTTCCCCGACGAGAATGAAGAACCTCACGGCAACTTGTTACAACATAACACGACGTTGTCTTTGTGCCCTCTTGATCGTGGTTCCTACCATGACCTCTATTACGGGTTTTCCATGTTGGAAGATTTGGACTTTGATGCAATGGTTCAAGTCCAAATGGTTTTCTTTGATGAGATGTACGAGTCTGTCCAGACTACCATGGACGACGTCAAACACGAG